GGATGAAATCATCCTCCGGCCCCGCCAGCCTGATCTTCTCCCTGTCCAGCGTGACAAACCGCCCTACACGGTCCTCAGCCTCCGGGTTGCCGTCCAGCCACTCGAACAGTTCCGCATAGTCCGCGCCGGTGGAGGAATAGTTGCCGGTGGCGAACACGCCGGAATTGTTTACCCGGAAGCAGTTGGCGCGGGTGCCGTCGTAGCCTTTACCAATAATCAGCCTTTCAGAGCTGCTAGTAGATTCCACGTTGTATGTGCCGATTGCGGTTTGGTATGCCGCATGTGCAAGCGCCCCATACCCTTTGGCAATGGAAGCAAGTCCTGTGGCTTCACTCACAAAACCTCCGGCACTTGCGTAGTTACCAGTGGCTATATTCCACCCGCCTTCCGCATGGGCCTCCATCCCACTGGCAGTACAGTAATATCCTTCCGCATGGGCATATGCCCCAGTAGCGACATTCTCTAACCCCTCTGCGGTAGCGTGAGCGTTTATGCCGCTCCCGGCCCTCCTGCCTGCCGTTACATACCCGTTCACCGGGATTGCCCCGACCTGCGCGGCCGTGGGCGTCCAACTGTTGGGATGGGCTCCTACATCGTTAGCGTTCAGCGTGATATCCGTACTCAGCGCCTTGCCGTTTACTGCTCGGGTAACGGGAACCGCCTCGTCCTGGTCCATCTTATTCCGGTTCAGATACTCCATACTTTCCAGAACAGCCTCCATCATTGGGTTAAAGGTCTGTGTGGCGCTGGCCGGGTCCTTGTCTTGAAGCTGGCGCACCTCCCGCGCCCGGTAGGCTGGGGTTTCGGGGATTGGATAATATTTGTCTGCCATAACTGCCTCCTTTAAAATTCGTCGTCGAACTGGAACGTGAATTTCACGTCCTCATCCTTGCCCTTGCTGAGAAAGGTCTTCACCGCCGCCAGCTGGCCGTCCGCGTCCACCAGGGCCATCTCATTGATGTTCATCCCGTTCAGGTCGCTTTCCGGGATGGTCACCGTGTAGCGGTTGGTGGTCTCCACGGGGTTCTCCACGCTGTCGATCTCATAGCGCCCGATCTCGTGGTTCAAAGCCTGCTGGGTCTCATTGGGCTGGATAGGCTGGCCGCCCTCATCCACGCCCCCGTCCCCAAAGGCAATGTGGGTGATCTTAGGGATGGTCTCTACCGCCCCGCTGGTAATTTTCGCAAGGTTCACGCGCCTTGCCCGGGTGATCACGCTGGTCGTACTGCTTGCCATTACAATCCGCTCCTTTCTGTTCCAAATTCCAATGTTTTTGTGCCGTCTAATAGAAATGTCCCGTCCAGCCGCCGGTCTACTTGCGAGGTGACAAAGCAGCTGACGCTTTGCGGGTTAACCGCCCTGCTGGCGCATGTAAAGCGGTTCAGACCCACGCCCCTGCTAAAGGTGCTGGAAAGCCGCCAGTTTCCATCCAGGGACCGCCTGCCATCCAGCAGAGTTTCCTCGATACCCAGGTTGTTCGCACTGTACCGGCAGACCCGCATACCTGCAAGGCCCACTTTCCCAGCGGTGCGGACGCTGGCCGATATGGTCCAGGAAAACGCCTGCTTCTGACGGTTCACCGCCCCCATAAAGAGCAACAGCCGGGAAAAGGCCGCGCCCCTGGTGAACCGCTGGGAGAGCCGCCAAGAGCCGTCCAGGTTCCTGCGCCCATCCAGATAGATATTGTCCTCTCCCAGACTGCTCACCCCCATCCGTGTAGACTGGCGCACGAACAGCAGGCGGGCCTTGTTTTCCAGTTCTACCGGCTGTACCGCCCCGATGACATCAAACAACAGGTGGGCGGGCTTCACCTCATCGAGTTGCCGGATCAACTCCCGCAGGCTGGTTGTGGCGTCCGGGAAAAGCATGTGGACTGTAACGGAAAAGGAATGGTCCGCAAAATGTTCTGTGACCCCGCCCTCCCGGCCTGTTATAATCCGCACCATTTCCAGGATCGCCTGTACCGTGGTAACGCCTCTCGTATTGAGGCGGGCCAATACCCTGGCTCTGCGGACCTCCATGCTTTCCGCTGTGTTCACCGGCAGGCCGAAAATCCGCTCGTGCCGGGGCAGCAGGAGGGTACTGGTACCCACCGCCAGCTGGTTGAACATGGCGTCTATGACCCGCTGGGCCTGGGCCAGCTCCGCTTCTTCAGCCGCCAGCAGGTCGGCCATTTGCTCCATGGTGCGCACCCGTCTGGGCAGCATGAAGCTATCTGTCAACGGCATGGACGTCCACCTCCTCCAGCGTAAAGTATTCCTCGTACCCGCAGGAGAGGGAGGCGATCCCTCCGTTTAGCGTGTAGCGGACAATATCAGCCACACCCTCAATGCCGAAAACCAGGTCTCCTATGCGGTAATAGCTTACGATGCCCTCCCGGCCCTGGTCACCCCGTGAGGGAGGGCGGTCAAACTCCTGCCGGTTCACATCGTCTAAGTAAGTTTGGAGCACTGCCACAGCATTCTGCCGGATGTCCGCAATACTGTACCCACCGGCCACCTGTATCTCCGCCGTTATGCGGACGGCCCTGGGGACAGCCCCCACCACCGTCACCCCGGCCCCTATGGGGCGCTCCTCCTCAATATGTGCTTTTACGTTATCCAGGATCACGCTGTCCGGGGCCTGGTACCGGTCGGAGAGGACGATTACTTTGACCTTACCCGCCCCGCATACCTCCGCGCCCAGGCACTTGGCCCCGCCCACACCGGATACCTGCTTGGCCCAATAGATGAAGTGGCTGCGGTTGCCGCTGGTGATGGGCCTCCGTATCTTATCAAAAATACGCTGCCGGAACGCGCTGTCGCTCTCGGTATCAGCGCCTCCGCCGAAAGGCAGGGGGTTTGTTACCCCCTTCACCCCATCCACGGATGACCGCAGGGCCGTGATGGCCCCCGCCGGGGCGTTGCCCGCTGGCCCGGTGGACTGGCATCTAGCCCCCACCTCACAGGTTCCATCTGTGCCGGTCCGCGCCGTGGCGGTTGTCTCAAATACCAAAGAGCTATACAGCGCCTCAGTGCCCAGGGGGATGGGCGTACCCGGCTCCCCGGTAAAGACCAGGGTGCCTACAGCAGCTGTGGCCTGGTTCCGGGACTCGTTATATTCCAGGGCCTTACGGTCCAGGAACTCCCCCTCGGCGGTATCCAGCAGGGCCCTGTCCGGGATAGGCATGACCTCCATGGTATCCAGCCGGGAAATCTCCTCCGCTACCGCCTGCAGGTTGTCCATGCAGAAGCCGCCTTCCAGCTGGTTAGCGGGATTTTTCAGGCTTTCCCGCATACGCTGGAGCACAGCGCTGGCGCTGAAATCCAAACTTATTTCATCCATTACAGCTTCATCCCCTTTGCCTCCCACTTGATTTTGTCCGGCCCGTAGACCGTGGTACAGTCAAATTCAACCGTCACCCCGCTGCCGGTCTGGCTGATCTGGAAATGATCCAACTCCTCGATATACGGATTCACCATCAGCGCCTCGATAATAAAGCGCTTTAGCTCGGACTTTGCCACATCCCCCTGGAGAGGGCTGCCGACCAGCGTGTCGATCTCGCTGCCGAAGTCCGAATCATACGCCGCATACCGAAAGCGCTCTGTTGCCAGGGCCTTAAATATCCATATCCGCAGGGCCTCGTTTCCCCCCACCAGATAGGTCTGCCCGTCCTTCAGCAGCAGGCGGTTGTTTTTGAAGTCATAGGCATACTCCTGGAACAGGGGCAGCTCTGTTTCCTGCGTCTGTTCCAAGGTATCCTGGCTGATAAAAGGGAATATGCTCATGCGGGCACCACCTTCATCAAGATATAAAAGGCGTCCCCGCGCCGCAGGACCAGCACTTCATCCCCGGCCTGCGGCCTATACCTGGCGTTCTTATATAAATGCCGGGAAATATCCTGCCCGCCCACCCGTATGCTCAAAGGATCAGGATGGCTTACGCGGGCGAACAACAGTCCCAGGCCGTCATTGCCGCCCGCAAGCCCCCGCATTGCCCCGGCGATTTCCACCGCCCAATGCTCCGCCATCGTACCGCCCCCTTATGATTTAATCTCTTACCCGATCTCCTTTTCGTCCATCATGTTGGAAAATGCCAGGGTCAGCTGCATTTCATCCTTGCCGTCCGAAAAAGTATGGGTGTCGCTTTCAATGTAGAATTTGCCATAAAGCCCGGTAATGGGCTCCTGTATCAGGATGGCATAGCCGGATATGGCCCGCACATCGCTGATTGCCGTCACTGAGCCGGATTGCTCTATGGCCTGCAGCAGGGCTTTGGCCTCGGCGGTGTCGTTTTTGCCGTCCTGCTGCTGGTAGACGCGCTGGACCGTGCCGTATCGGCTCCGGGATTTTGCGTCCTCTACGGCACCCACCTGGCCCCCCTCCTTGTCGGTGATTACCACCCGATTGACCATATTCTGCAGGCTGGTCTTGTAGCTGGCCCCGGTCAGGTTGTAGCCGCCCTCCAGTACCGCCCCGCAAAGAGCGCCCTTTTCTATAACGCATACCTTGTTGATATCCTTCATGACAGGCATATACTTTTTACCATTCTGGCGGCTGGCCGCCGTATAGGCTGCCATAATAGCCTCATAGGCTTTCTTTCCCAGCCAGGGCATATATACCTTAACGCCGGTATGGGCCGCCGAGCCAAAGGGCACTCCCAGATGGGAGCATATCCAGGCGGTGATGGCCTCCGGGGTATCGTCAAACACATGGCTGATATCGCTGCCGTTGATATAAAACAGCAGGTCCAGGGCCGTATAGGTGATGGTGTTCCCGGAGGCAGTCTGGTCGATTTCGAGGATAGGCCCGCCGAAAAGCACCTTTTCCGGGGCCCCGTTGTCTTTATAGGAAAAGACCACCTGGTCGCCCTCGCTGACAGGCGCTTTCGGCAGGAAATGGTCGCTTGCCTTAGACGCCACCGTAAACACCAGCTTGCGGGCCACCTGTTTGCTGTCCCCGCTCCAGGTAACTTTTTCCACTACCTGGGACAGGTCGCGGTTATTTACCATAATCTTTTTGTACTTGGACGCTCCTCCTATAAACCAGTCTGTCATGTTATATCTCCACCTCCGGGGACCAATCTTATTTTAGAGCGGGCCGCCCGCACGCGCCGCTCAATACTTTTTGCAGCTTCCTGAAACCCCTCACACGCATCCCGCCATTGGCTCCGCAGGCTTGCATCGCCGGACCAATACCTGCACTCATCGCAGGAGTAACAAACCAAGGCCACATCCTGGATTTCACCCAGAGTAGTCAAACCAGGAGAAAGTTCAGCACTCCGGGCGCAGCAGTTGCATTTACATTTAAAATAAGACATAACGCTTTCCTCTCCTTATGGAATGGTCAGGACCTGCCCGACCTTGATCAGGCTGGGGTTGCTGCCTATCACTCCTTTGTTTGCATTGTATATTTTTGTGTACTGGCTACCGTCCCCATAATATTTCTTGGCGATATTCCAGAGACAGTCCCCACCCACCACCGTATAGGTCTTGGGGGCTGGCTTGGTATTGGGCCGCTCTTTCAAGCCGCTTGCCTTTTTGGGGGCTGGGGTCTTCACCTTAACTGTGGGGACATTCAGGAGGCGGTATTCGGATAAGCTGATGGTATAGTAAACGTCTTGATCGCCTTCATGGTGGCTATATGCCAGGCTGTCTATGGTCATGGCCAAGTTGAAGTCGCAGTCGCTTATAATCACCCGAATAGGTTGGGTCTTGGATTTCCACTTTTGGAGCAGCTTGATATACTCCATGGGCTCCCGGTCCGCATAGCGGGCAAAGGGGGAGGCCGGGGACGGGAAAAAACTAGAAAGAGAGCCTGTCACCAGCCCCCGGTGGCCCATAAGGTTGGCCTCCCCGATATTCAGCAGGGTGATCCTTTGATTGTTATGGGATTCTGTAAATTCAAGCTCTTTCGGGTTAATGGGCAGCTGGAAGCTTTCTTCATGATTGTTATAGCTTAATTCAATGATCCTTTTTTTCATGCTGCCCTCCTTCCTTATGCGGGCACTAGATTCTGCGCGGCCAGCACCAGCTTTTTGGCCAGCGCCTCGCCGATACGGTCAATATCCGCATCCTCCCGGATGACAAGCTCGTCGGCCAGCTTGGCGATGTTCAGGTAGATAACAGGGGCCGTACCGCCGCCCGCCCTTTGCGGGCTGGGACCAGGAGGCGGCCAGCTCCCGTTACCCTGTCTCAGTTGTTTCAGCAGGTCGATAATAGCGCCCATGCCGCCGCCAATACGGTCCAGCGCGGGAGAAGAGCCGTCCCCGGCAGAATAGATCACCGGCTGGGCTATGGTATTCTGTACTACTTCCCGGAGGACCGGCTGGGCGGCGTTTTTGGCTATCCGCACGCTTTCCTTATTCGGCAGCACCCGACTGCCACGGGGCAGGTCTACCAACTCAGGGCCTTTTTCACCCACCCATGTGGGGCCACCCCGCCAGTTGTTGGTGCCCTCGGCGTTGGTACCAACACCGCCGCCTCCACCGCCGCCAAAACCGAACAGGCCGCCCACTTTATCTGCTACCCAGGTCATGGCGTTAGCCACTGAGTCGATAATAGGCTTAACTGCGGCCCATACGTTCTGTACCACGTTCAGGATGCCCTCAAAGACCGATTGCGCCACATTGAAAAGTATCTTGAAAACATTGATGGCCAGATCCATAACAGGGGAAATAACAGACCAGGCGGAGGAAAGGATATCGGCGATCAGCGGAGCCGCCTGCCCGATGATGTTCTGTATCCACCCCATCTTGCTGCCCACAAATTCCAGGACGCTCCCCACCTTTTCGCCAATCCCGTCAAAGATGGTCTGGAAAACAGGGGCCAGCGCGGTTATTACCTGGCCGATCCCCTCTACTAATCCACTTATGATCGGGGCTGCGGCACTGATGATGGAGCCGATCTGTGTTACCACGGTCTCAAGTACCGGCAGCACAGCGGGGATCACAGCCTGTACCGTGTCCATGATGGTGCCTATGACGGGCATAACGGCGGTCCCTACCTGTTGGATTGCCTCCATGAGCGTCCCGCCAAAGCTCATGATGGACGGCATAAGGGCCTGGAGGCCGCCCGCTATGTTCACGATTACCGGCAGGACAGCATCAAACGCGCTCACCAACTGAGGCATAATGGCGGCCGCAAAATCTATCGCGCCGCCTATGCCGTCTATAATGCTCTCCCCGAAATCCAAAAGGTAAGGGGACGCTGATTTCAGCATGGAGCCCAACCCCGAGCCGATCTTCTGTAAGGCCGGCCCTATCTTTGGCAGCAGGCCGTCAAAGACGGACGAGACCAGCCCGCCCATGCTGGAGGGCAGAAGGCTGGTAAGCCCGCCCTTTAAATTCTTGACGATATCCCCGGCAGCTTCCTTGATCTTAGGGCCTGCGCTTTTGATGCCGGACTTAATCACCTGGGGCAGGGAGGATATGATCCGGCCCACCATGGGCAGGGCGTTATTCAGCAGGAACGTGGAGGCCGTATCTACCAGGTCTTTGATGGAGCCGGTCACGTCCCCGCCTATGGCCAGATTGCCCAAAAGGTTCTGTGCGGCGGCTTTCATGGCTGAAAAAGAGCCGCTGAAGGTCTCGCTGGCCTCCTTGGCCGTGGTGCCCGTCACCCCTAGGTTATCCTGGACGGCGTGGATCGCGTTATAGACGTCCGACAGGTTGTCGATATTATACTCGGTGCCGGTCAGCTTCTGTGCATCCTGCAGCAGCCGCTGCATTTCCTCCTTGGTGCCGCCATACCCCAGCTTGAGGTTGTCCAGCATGGTGTAGTTCTGCTTTGCAAACCCCTGGTAGGCGTTCTGGATGGACTCCATGTCCGTGCCAAACTTATTGGCATTGTCCGCCATATCGCCCATAGCCATATCGGCTACCGTGGCGGCCTTGGCGGTATCGCCGCCCAGGCTGCTGATCAGGGAGGCTGAAAAGCTGGTGACCTGCTCCATGTACTCGTTAGCGGACAGCCCCGCAGTCTTGAACGCCGAGGCGGCATTGGCCTTGACCACGCTGGAACTGTCCTTGAACAGCGTGTCCACGCCGCCCAGGCTCTGCTCCAGCTGTGCCCCCTGGTTGATTGCGCCCCCGGCGATGACCGTGGTGGCCAGCGCCACCGGGACCACCACATTTTTAGCGACGGACGTGATCCCGCTTTTGATTTTTGACAGTCCGGCGGTAACGCCGTCTTTCAGCTTTACCGCCACATGGGCCACCATTTTGCCCACGGATTTCACCTTATTGGCGATCCCCTTTACCAGGGAGGTGGCCTTATCTTTCAATTTGACAAAGGGGGAGGCAACCAACCTGCCTACCCCCTTGACCTTGTTCGTCACACTTCGTATCTTTTCGCTGGCGGCGTCCTTCAGTGCCGCCGCCATGACGATCTTCTTTTTCAGCGGCGCGGCCTTTTGCTTGAGGCCCTCCATGGCCTTGTGGGCCGCCGTAGCGTCCAGCCTTGCTTTGTGCTGCTTATCCCAGGTGGCCTGCAGCTCCTTTTTTGTCTTGGCTACATCCTTTCGGAAAGAGGACTGTTCCTGCTTGATGCTGCGCAGCACGGCGCTCATATTGTCCGCTATGGAAATAGCGCCCTTGATTACACCCATCAGCCATCCCCTCCTTTGCCGTCAAAACGGAACATTTCGGCCCTTTCCTCCAATGCTTTATACATGGACGCCGCATAAAAGAGCCTGGACTCCATGTCCAGGCTCAAAAACCGTTCCGCATCCCAGCCCTTTTGTATGTAGTAGTGCAGCAGGTACGCATCGCCATCCTGGGAGATCAGTTTTTTAAATCCTGCACCACCGTGACCTTCTTGCCGCCCATAGCGCCGCTGAGCTCCATGACCTTGATAGCAATCTGCTGCATTTCAGTCATGTCGAATATATTTACAATATCCAGCGGCTCCAGCAGGGTGCGCTGGTCGGCGGGGAGGGAGGATTCAGCCTCCATAATCTCCTTTGCGGCGGCTTTCAGGTCAGGTTCCACCACGGCCAGGTATATGCCGTACTTGTCGCTGCGGTTGCTGTCGCCGTCGTCCTCCATGTTCATGCACTCGGTTATCTCACTATAGTCCAAACTGCGGATGGTGATATCCTCATCCAGGCTGGGGACATGAAGCTTCATCTTCTTGTGCACTTTTTTGTCCTGCAGCCTCTGCATAGCCCTGCGGGAAAACTCTCCTAAAAGGCTCTTTTTTTCCTTTTCCACGATTAAGCATCCTCCTTAAGCGATTTTATCCAGATTGATCAGGTCGCTGGGCGTAAAGCCGCCGCTGACCTCCTGCTCAATGATAGCGCCTTTTTCCATCGTGATAAGGGGCAGGTCGTTGAACCAGCAGTTATCAGCGCTGTAGCGCTCAATCTGGCCGCCTACCGCATCCGGGTCCGCCAGCTTGGTGATGATCTGGCAGCGCTGGTCAATCCCCTTTTTCCACTTCTCAAATACGGCGTTATACCGGGAATATACCTTCTTGGTGGTGATGCTTAGTTCCCCCTTAAGCCCGGTCATTTTACTGTCCACGTCCAGGTCGATCTGCACGTCCTCCCGGTTTGCCGTGATTTTCAGTTCAATTTTTGACAACTCGAATATTTTTTCCCCATCAATCCACACCTCGCCCCAGGTGCCGGAAAGTGTTTTGTTGCCCCTGATTTTCATGTGCTTTTCTCCTTTCTGCTGCCCGCGGCGTTTTGCGGTCCCGCGCAGCGGCACGCCTGTTTTCCAAGCAGGCAGTAAAACTCGCCAAACTTACGCGAACCACGAGAGCGCAAAGCTTTCTACATATTGCACGCCAGCTTCAGGTCTTCCATAGCGTCCACAAACTTGACATTGCTGGACACAAAGACCCTGGATCCGGTATTATACTGTGCAACGGCCACATCGTCCATATCGGAGGTGTCAATGCCTTTGCTTTCAAGATACAGCCGCTGCTGTTCGATGTCCACGGCGGCGGTATTCTCGAAGCTGCTGTCCAGGACGTCCCCTTCCAGCCCCTTCTGGTAGGCGCGGACAGCTGCCACAAACGCCTGCTTGTGGTCGTAGCTGTTAACGACCTTGCCCACATAGACGTCCTCAAAGGTGCTGCGGATATCATCCTGGTATAGATCAACGCCCTCCATAATCTTGATCCTGGAAAATTCCTCTCCATGTTCGGCGGTAAAGGTGGTAAGGCTGTTTACTCCCCGGCCAATTTTGTATTTTTCGCTGTCAAACACAATTACCATCTGGCCCTGATCGATCCGTTCGTCCGGGTTGTCCGGCACATCCGCGCCGATGATATCGGACAGCACATAATAGGTGCTGCTGCGGGCCAGGGACAGCCCCGCCAGTACTCCGGCAATGCGGGCGCAGTATTCGGCAGCGGAAAACTTGCCGCCGCCCAAGGTGCTCTCAATATTGTCCGTGGTAAAATTGATAATGCCCTCATAATCAGCTGCGCAGTTGGGCAGCACGGCCTTGAAGGTCTTGTGGTCCTTTTCCCGCTCCTCCTTGATCCAGGCTGATACCAGGACCTTTTCGTCATCAGTAATCCCCGGCACTGCCAGGTAGTTCCATTTCAGATCCCGCAGCTTTTTGAGATAAGGGGATAGGTCGCCGGTATCTGCGGGCATCTTTACCACGATCACCTTGGCGGGGCCGCCCTCATAGAGTAGCTTTAGGTATTCGTAGTTGCGCTGGGTGAATTGGGAAAAGTCCACGTCTGTAATGCTCTTATATACCGTGACCGGCTTGCCGCCCCCGGTATCGTCCTTCAGGATAACGGCCGCCACGCCGCGCCCGCTGCGCTGGATGGCGTCCTGGCCTTTGCTCCTGAAAATAATTTCAATATTAGGTAAGCCCATATGCCTATGTCCTTTCTTTTTTGTGTAGGTCCAGCTCCTCCATAAAAGGCGGCTGGGGCGGTTCCTGTATGCTGTCCCGGAAGCTGAGGGTAAAGGTGCAGTGCAGCACCCGGTCCACTACCTGAAAGGAAATATCCGGCACTGTGATGGCCCGCGCCTCGCCGCCGTCCTCAAAACGGAACACCGGGCGCAGGGCGCTGTCCACAGTCCCGCTGATCCGCAGGTATTCCCCGTTGCTTTCCGAGGCAGTATGGATTGCCGCATCCACCAGCACCCTGCGGTCTGTATGGTATTCATCCACTGTCGTATTGGCGGCGGGGATGACGTCCAGAAAAATGTAATCCCTGATATCCTGCTCCGGCCCGTCACCCTGCGTTTTGGATATTTCTTCACAGAACACGTCAAATGCCGGGTACAGGCCCTTGAACAGTCCCACAAGACTGTCCTTTATGCTCTGGTAGATACCAGCCAAGCCCCATGCCCCCTTTCCTTATAGGTTGTGCGTACTGATAAAATCGTCCAGCCAGCCCTGCAGGTATCCGGGCAGCCTGTCCGCCACCTCCTGCAGGGACAGCTCCATCATGTGCTTTCCGGGGACAAAGCCCCCGCCGCCGCGCGTGCGGCGGCCATATTCCACCGGCTCTGCGTAGTCCACATTGGTATAAACCTCAATGGTGTACTCGCCACCGTGGTTCTGGATTTTGCCCACTTTCCAGCTGTCCTGCAGGCGGCCTGTCCGCTTGGGGGTCTTTTCTTTGACCTTGCCCTGCAGCTCATAGGCGATCTGTATTACCATCTGACGGAACTCGGCGGGGTATTCCTGCTCGATCATCCGAGAAAGCTGCTGCTCCAGCTTGTCCAGGCCGTCAAAGCTGTAATCCGTGCCGCTCATTATGCCTCATCCTTTCTCAGCTTCAGCGGGATATTGTTGTGGGAGGGATGGCGCTCGGCCAGCCCTCCCACACATATGAAATCTTTGCCCAGGCGGGTCACCAGGACCGTATCACCGGGCTGTATATCCACCTCCGGGCGCACGAACAGCAGGAAATCCGTGCCCACGCTGGCCGTAGTCCTGCTCTGGTTCAGCTTGC